TGCGGCTTTGATAGAAGAAATAGATTGGCATAAAAAGAACTTCTTTGAAGACCACTTGGTTAAGCTGGTAGCAGGAGGCGACGTGTCTTCCACTATCTTTGTCAACAAGACCTACAACAGAGACAGAGGATACGACGACAGGAAAGGAATTGATATCAAAGTAGCAGGACAGATAACTCATAGTCATGTAACGATGATAGATGTGAGCAACCTAACTTTAAATGCAAGGAAAGAGATATTAAACCTATTACGGCTACAAAAGATGAAACAGGTGGAGAGCAGAGTAAGGAGCTCCCATTCAGCGAATACGAACTCATTGCCAGCATAACGAAGGACAGCTTATATGAGTTCGTTAAGGAGTTTTGGGATACTATCATACCCCGTAAACCTGTTTGGAACTGGCACATAAGATACTTATGTCAGGAAGTCCAAAAGGTTGCAGAACGAGTCATCAACGGACGAAAGAAAGAATACGACTTAGTGATAAACATATCACCGGGCTCAACCAAATCAACCATTTGCTCTATAATGCTACCTGCATGGATGTGGACGGTAATGCCAGAAGCTCAAGTCATTCAAGCCTCTTACTCATTTAATTTGGCGATGGATTTGTCGAGACGATGTAGAGATATAATTAGAAGCGAGAAATATCAAACGTGCTTCCCATTCATACGATTAAGAGACGACCAGAACGTCAAAACTCACTACATGAATACGACGGGAGGTTTTAGGGTAAGTGTAGGAACAGGAGGCATTACAGGCTTTCACGGGCATATCATAATAGTAGATGACCCACTTGACCCAAACGAATCTCTAAGTGAAGCGAAATTAGATGCGGCCAATACTTGGATGAGCGAGACTTTATCACAGAGAAAGATAGATAAGACGGAGACACCTACTATTCTAATCATGCAGAGACTCCATCAAAACGACCCAACGAATACGATGATGGAACAGGCTAAGGAATTACAGAGGATAGAGGGAGGAAGACTTAAGGTCAAGCATCTTTGTTTACCAGCGGAGATTACAGAGAGATTGAATCCACCAGCGTTGAAGAAGTATTATAAGAAGGGATTGATGGACCCAGTGAGATTACCAGTATCGGTATTGAACGACAACAAAGCAAGGGGAGATTTCGTATATTCAGGACAGTATTTACAGTGGCCTGTTCCAAGGGGTGGGGGTATGTTTAAGACAGATAGAATAAAGATAGATACACCAGTAAGCACCAAGTTCGTAGAGAAGGTGAGATACTGGGACAAAGCAGGAACAGAGGCAGGTACGGGAGCATATACCGTTGGTGCCTTACTTGGAAAAGATAGAGAGGGCAGGTTCTGGATATTAGATATCCAAAGAGGTAGATGGGAGAGCAGTGAACGAGAAAAGGTTATAAAAGCCACAGCAAAGATAGATGGGTTTGATATACGTATAGGTCTAGAACAAGAACCTGGAAGCGGCGGTAAAGAGAGTGCTCAAAGCACTGTACGAAACCTGGCAGGCTATAAGGTAGTAGTAGATAGACCAACGGGTAGTAAAGAGGATAGAGCTGACCCGTACAGTGTACAGGTAAACAACGGTAATGTGTATATGGTACAGGCTGATTGGAATAGAGAGTATGTAAACGAATTGCAGTTCTTTCCTCTATCCCAATACAAGGACCAAGTAGATGCGAGCAGTGGTGCTTTCAATATACTTGCGAGAGGTATTAGGATTGTAGGGGCTTTTAGAAATAGGAATAAAAACTAAGATGGTGGATACAGCTGTAAATCAAATAGGTAGTAAGAACGATAATAGAGGGCTTTTGGTAGAGATGGACTATGCTCATCTAACTACCAAAAACCATATGTACTCTTACAATGAAAGAGAGGGCTTGCGATGAGCGTGGTATTAGATGGCCTTGAAAATGGATTAGACCATCTTACCATATCCTCTATAAACAGGGATAGCGTTGAAGAATTGCGGTTAGATGATATTTGGAGATAGTTATAAAGTATATCACGGGCAATTTAAGATAAAGGATACTAAAATGGCAAAGAAGAAAACAGTAAAGTCAAAGGCAAAGACGGTAAAGGCAGCGGCTACACGTAAACCGCGAATGGCCGACAGTCAAGCCAAGGTAGAGATGGCAAATAAGATGCTGGGTTTGAGTACGTCGTTGGTAAGAAGAGAGGTTCTTGATAAACTGCTAAACCCAGGTAAAGATATCAACTACGAATGCGGGTATCCAGATTCCATAAGTAGAACTGATTATAAACTGCTGTATGATAGAATGGGCATAGCGGCAAGGACTGTCAAGCTACTGCCAGAAGAGTGTTGGGCAATACCTCCGTTGGTTTACGAAACAGAAGAGACAGACGAGACAGCATTTGAAAAGGAATGGAGGGAACTGGAGAGAGATAAAAACTTCTATCATTACCTGCAAAGGATAGATATACTATCCGGTATAGGGCAGTTTGGCTTACTGCTATTCGGATTGAACGATGGGTTGGAATTGAGCAGGGCTGTAAAGGGTATCAATCTAAAGACAGGTAAAGCAATGAGCAGAAAGGGAAATAAGTACGAGCTTCTTTTCCTGCGACCCTTTGATGAAGCCGTTGTAACAGTCCAAAAGAAGGTAACGGATACGTCCAGTCCACGTTACGGGTATCCAGAGATTTACAACATAGACTTTGAGTCCGATGGAGTAGGTACAGACAAAAGCGGTAATAGCACAAAGGGAACGGTAAAGGTGCATTGGACAAGAGTATTGCACGTAGCAGACAACAGAGAGGTGAGTGAGACAAACGGTGTACCACGTATGAAACCTTTCTATAATAGACTGCTTGATATTAGAAAGGTGCTTGGAGGCAGTGGTGAGATGTTTTGGAAAGGAGGCTTTCCTGGTTACAGCTTTGAAGTCAATCCAGAACTAACCAACGCTTCACTTGATACTGATACCTTAAAAGAAGAGATGTTAGCATACACAAGCGGGTTACAGAGATGGATGGCGTTGGAAGGGGTTAGTGTAAAAAACTTGGCACCACAAGTTTCTGACCCAAGTGCACATATAGCATCTCAGCTTCGTGCTATTGCTTTGAGCATGGGCATTCCATATAGAATATTTATAGGAACAGAAGAAGCCAAGCTCGCTTCCAGCCAGGATATTAAGACGTGGAACAAACGGTTAATGAAGAGGCAGGAGGGTTATGTTTCGCCATTGCTCATACGGCCTTTCGTAGAGCGTCTAGTTGCTTACGGGGTATTGTCAGCACCGAGTGAAGAAGGCTTTAGTATAAATTGGCCAGACTTAAATTCTCCAGACGATAAGGAAAAGGCAGAAGTAGCCATAAAGAAGACAGAGGCTATGGCAAGGTATGTGAGCGGTGGTGTAGATGCCTTGTTCCCCGAAAAAGAATTTTTAATGATGGTCATGGGCTTGACAGAAGAGGAAGCGGAGGCTATAATGCAGGCTACGGCGGAACGTTTGGAAGCACTAGAAGACGAAGAGCCAGACGAAGAGCCGGACGAAGATGTTGATGAAGAAGATGTTGATGAAGAAGAGTAAATCTTAAACTTGGAGAATGAAAATGAAACCTATGATAATGAAAATGAAACCTATGATAATGAAAATGAAACCTATGATAATGAAAATGAAACCTATGATAATGAAAATGAAACCTATGATAATGAAAATGAAATCAATGGTAATGAAAAGGATAGGAAAATGGCAAAGCAATTACTAAACGGAGAGTTGGTAGAAGTAGCGGAGGGCGATGAGATAATTAAAGTCGCCAAAGTCAAAGTGTTCGATGGAGCCTCCCTCTTGTGTCCTACTACTAACATACATGACGCACCTGATTGGGATGAGCATGGATATGATTGGTTGCTTGAGAACGTGAGGAAGAACGCTGAGATAAAATACAACAAATTGAGCTTCGATGAGAAGCAGGCTGTTATGTTCAAACTCACCAACTGGGCAGGTGGTTTAACAGTCGTATCGATTCAGGGTATGCTCAAAAGCGAGTACATCAAAATCAGTGAGACGGTTACAGAGGACAGCTTGATGTTCCTGGAACCAAAAGAGGATAGGAGTGAAACCTCAAGCATGAGAAATAATACATAATAGAAATTTTAAAGGAGAATAAAGATGGCTAAGGAACGAAAAGCATTTGAAGAAAACTTTGAAGATACTATCCAGGAAGACGGCTTTGCCCCAACGTCCAAAAAAGAAGATAAGCAGTATGACGGGGTTGTAGAGATTCATCGGAATGTTACAAACCTGTGGGCCTGGCGTCTTAAGAACAAAGAAGGTGATGTCATAGCAGTATCGCCAATAGGGGTTAAGAGCAAGAAGAAGTGCGAAGCTGTTATCACCGGTATCGTAATGGGTATGGAGGTAGACTTTAAAACGACAGGAAACTAAAATGGCAAGGAACAATCTGAGAAAAGACCCTACTCGGACAACCATACTCCGTAAGAAGATGATGGCTGATATGGTTCGTCGTTTCAAATGGCTCAGTAAAGAGATACAGAAGCTGGTTGTAGAAGATGATGCTTTTGGTCTTACAGAGACTAAGAATCCTTTGCAGGGTTTAGTCGAAAGGCAGGCATGGAGGTTTGCTACAAACACACAAAAGATGCGCCATTTTAAGAGCTGGTTATCCAAGCAGGTAAATGCAGGTATACTTTCTCCCGTAGGCGGTATAAGCGGCAAGCCGTGGACGGCACCTTACATAGAATCAGCATATATCAAAGGAGCTAATAGGGCCTACACTGACCTAAACAAAGTAAGTATGGCAAGTGAGCCCGTAATTGGTTACAGGGGCCCACGAGAGGACTTCCTACATAGGGCATTCAGTGGTCCTACAGCGACCGCAAAGATAGAACTACTATACACAAGGGCCTTTGATGAATTGCAGGGTGTCACTGCGCAAATGAGCCAACAGATGGGAAGGATACTGGCTGATGGTTTAGCACATGGACGTGGACCTGCGGTAATAGCGACTAACTTACGAACGTCCGTTACTCGCATGACAGACACAAGGGCTAAGGCTATTGCAAGGACAGAGATTATAAGAGCCCATGCTGAAGGGCAGTTAGATGCCTTTGAATTGCTTGAAGTAGATAAACTGATGCTGATGGCTGAGTGGAGTACTGCTGGCGATGAATTGGTATGCGCTTTATGCGGAGAGCTTGAAGGCGTCGTGATGACGGTAAAGGAAGCGAGAGGCTTACTGCCCCGTCACGTCAATTGCAGGTGCATGTGGATACCAGCCCCTAAGGAATTTAAAGAGAAGGGGCAGAAGAGGGGTGTGCAAGGGAAGAGAGCTGTCGCCAAGTCCATTCAAAGAGAGGCCCCTAAGACAATCAAACGTACGGCAGCGGAAGTGAAGAAGAGGTCTACTTGGGCGGGTAAAGATTTGCT